ATCGGTATCGAGGCCCATCTGGATGGTCATCGTGCCCTGATTGAAGCTGCCCTTCTTCTTGACAACGCCGCGGCTGCCGACAGGGTTGAAGGTCACGAGATTGAACTCGCGGCCGAACTCACCAAGGTCGGAAACTTCGCCAACCGTGGTCATGGTCAGCGCATTGTATCCGGTGGCATCGAAGGTCGCAGGGGTAGAGGCCGACACCTTCAAGGTGGTGCCGGCGGAAGTCCGAACGGTCATAAATCAAGTCCTTATGAAGGGGAGGCTTCAACGCGCCTCGTTGAATGAGACGCGTAAATCCTGCGTCTGCATGTGGATGCCGGTCTCCTCGTCGAGGAAATCTGGCCCGGCGGAATCTGTGTGGACGGTCACGTCAAAGAGCCCGTCGACGGTGGGCATCTGGTCGGCGGCGGCCGCGCGGATGGCCGCAATGAGGGTCTTTGCTTCTGGATAAGTGCGCGCCAGCACGGTCACCTGCACGCGCTCGGTCACCCGGCGCTTGGATCCCGGTGCCGGGATGTTCCGATCGACGCTGCTGACGGACAAAAGTGAGATTGCAGGAAGCTCAGTGCCCTGGGGCAGCATTCCAGCGGCGATACGCGCCGGAGGCACAAGCCCCGTCATCCCGGTGTCGGTCACCAGGAGGGTACGGACCGCAATAACCCCGTTCATTCGTCGTCGATCTCGAGCTTCGGAGCCTTGAGATCACCAATCTGCACGCGGTGGGCGATGTAGGCGCCCATGGCACCCACGGCTTCCTCGGCCTTCTGGTCGAGAGCGGGGCGCAGAAACGGTTTGGCGGCGTGGCCCGGGTGCATAACCACGGCACCGACGAAGTTCTCGCCAATCTTCAGGCTGCCACGTTTCACCATCTTGTTGATCGTGCCGATCGACACCGCACGGGGGCCGCGGCGCGTCTCGCGGACCGGCTTGTCAGCCTCGGAAACCGAGATCAGGTGGGGCGCGACGCCATATTCGATGAACAGGCCGAGATAGGAGCCTGACCCGCGCAGTTTGACGTAGGACGATAGCGTCGCCCCCTCCGCCCGGGTGCCAATCCCGATGGCCTTCTTGAGCTTGCCGGTCTTTACCGGGACATTGGCCTTGGCCTGTTGCTGGATCACCTTGGCGCCAGCGCGCAAGCCGCCGCGGATGACGTTGCGCTCGAGGTTTTTGGGCAGTTCATCGAGCATGCGCAGCAGTTCGGGGCCACCTTTGAGCCGGATTGTCATGGTGCGGCTCCTACGCTGGAGTGTTCTTCCACCATGATTTCCATGGCCTCACGCCGGCCGAGAGTGGCCGGCCCAGAGACGATCTGGTGAATGCGATTATCGATGATAAGCCGCATGTCGGCTGCAAGACCCGCCAAATAACGGATGCGGATACGCGCAGGCCTGCGGCCGATCTGGATACTGTCGGCCAGACGCTCGGCCTTTGAAGGCAGAATGTCCTTCACCTCGGCCCAGACGCACGCAAATTCGGTCCATGCCACTACTTCTGTCCCGTATTGCGGGTCGCGAGTGACCAACTTGCGCTCGATCCGGATCCGAGTGTCGAGCTTCGAGGCTAGATCCAGCGGCATTTGAGCTGCCCCAAGAGGCTCTCGAAGGCGAGACAGGGCGCGCCTTCACGGTTTTCAAACATAGAGGCAACTTTGACCAGGATCGCGGCCCGGGCGATCTGGAGATCAGGGGCCGTGTCGGAAAATCCGGCCGACAATGTGATCTGGATCAGACCGTCTGTGCCAAGCTCTGGCCATGATTTGGCTGAAGCCGGGCGGATGCGGGTAAACCCATTGCGCCGACGAGCGACATAATCACTCTCTGGCAGGACGGTCATGTTGCCGTTTGCCGCGGTGAAGCGGATCTCAGCTACTGTGCAGGGCCGGACCGGCACAGTGATTTCGTCTTCCCAGCCTTCAAGCTGCAATTCGAGGGTCTGTTCGCACAACTTAAGGCCTGTTTGCAGCTCCAGTTCCGCCTGGGCGGCATCGAGCTTGGCCCCCAGAAGCAGATCCTCGTCTCTCGCATCGAGCCGCAATTGCTGGCGCGTCTCCTCGAGTGTCACAGCCCGGTCTTGCGGCGGAGCGATGACGACGATCTCGGACATCAACCAGCCTTGGTGCGGTGTGTAGAACCGGTCTTGCGGATGACCGCTGGCGCGGGCGCGTTCTCGGCCATCTCGGCCGCCAATCCGCGCTCGATGAGCAGCTTTCCGAAATGGTCATCGAGCTCGAAGGTCTGACCGGCCAGCAGATTGTTTGAGCTCACAGAGCTGATGTGCAGGGTATCAAGGGCTTTGAGGATCATGGCTTATCTCTTCCGTTGGATGAGAGGGGCCGGAACGAACCGGCCCCTGCGTCATCAGGCCGCCGTTGCCGCAGTGGCAGCGGCAGCGAAGTCGCCCTTCACGAAGGCCTCGGGCCGGTAGACCGCGAGCGCGAGACGCTCTTCGGCCAGCACCGTCACAAGGTTCTTGCGGAAGTTCTGGTCATCCTCGGTCGAGATCTCGACCATGGCGTCCATGCGGTCGAAGATCTGCGCGCCCAGCTGGAAGGCGCCGGTCAGGAACTTGCCGGTGGCCATCGACTGGGTGGGCACAACCGGTTGGCCCCAAAGCGTCGGCGACAGGTTGCCCTGCGGATTGCCAATGATGAATTGGCCGGTGGTGTCCTTCAGCAGTTCAATCGCCGCCCAATCGGCCGGATGCAGGACCATGCCGGTGGACATCAGTTCCGACAGTGCGGTCTGCAGCATGGCCAGGCGCAGGACATCGATCCGGGTAACTGGTGCCGGGACCGTGATCGGCGGCGCAAAGGCCGTTGCCTGCGTATAGATGCCGTGCAGATCCGTGCCCGTGCCGCCGCCATTGAGCAGCTGGTTCTCTTCGACCAGCGCCAGACCATAGGTCAAGCGGCCGTCGATGTAGGACTGCAGCATCGGCACATCGTCAAGGATCTGGCGGGTTGCCAGAACCCAGTGAGCGATCGTGGTCACGCTGCTGGTCACGACATCGAACTTGATGTCGGTCTGCGGCTTGGCAGCGCCGCTGGTTTCAGACACCGAGGCAGCGGCGTTGGTGAAGCCGCTTTCCTTGACGTACTGGACCGCGTTGCTGTTGGTGCGTCCAGGCGTCAGGAGGTCACGCACGGTCAGGCGGCGCTGCCCCGGCGTAACAATGCCGGGCTGACGGTCAGGGACGATCAGATCACCGGCCGAACCGTTGGCATCTGTGGTGAGCGCCGAAATGATCGCCTTCACCTCGACGCTGGCACGGCCGCGAGCGGTCTTGCTGTTCAGGAATGGCTTGATGCTATCGGACGAGACGACACGTTCGCCGATGGTCTTGAACTGCGGGGCCGCGTCCTCTGCCACCCGCCGGGCGAGCTTTTGCTCGACCTCATCGAGGCGGGCTTTGGCTTCATTCAGCGCGGTCAGCGCCTCATCCGCCAGCTGCTTGGTTGCGGCGGAAAGTTCCTCGCCTTTGGCTGCCTTGCCAAGCGCCTCTTCAGCGATGGCTTTGACCTGGTCGTGGCGCGTGTCGAACGCGGCTTTCACTTCGCCGGCAAGCTGCTCGGCGCTTTTGGTATCAGTCATGGGAATGCTCCGTAGGAGTTGGGGTCAGCCGCGAATTTGCGCGGCGAGAGCCGACAGGAAGTCGGTGGGGGACTCACTGCCGGACTCACTCCGGTGCAGCGATTTCAGGCCTTTGCCCGCGATTGCGGCAGCCTGGCTTTTCGAGAACCCTGCCTCACGCAGGAAGCTCTCAAACTCTGGAAGGGATGGCAGCACGCTGCCGTCGGTGACGGTTTTGACCGCAGTCACCTTGGCCTCGATATTCATCGGCATGGTGACGAGGCTGATTTCGCGAAGATCGATCTTCTTGAGGCGCAGTACACCGGCCTTGTAGGGATCAGGCGCAGCGCCGCCCTTGGGGATGGTGTAGCCGATCGAGAGGCCGCCCAATGCGCCGTGCTTGAGCTTGCCATAGGCCCGCTGGGCAACCGGATCGCCGTCCATGATAAGCTGGCCGCGCACGAACAGGCCGCGGTCATCCTCGAAGATATCGCGCCAGACGCCGATCGGTTCGCGCTGATCGTGTTGCCACAGCATCGGGATCGACCAACCCTCGGTGCGCGCCTTGCCAACACTCTCCCGAAATGCGCCGGGCTCAATCAGGTCGCCGCCCTGGTCGACATTGCCAAAGGTCGAGGCATAGCCTTCGAACTGGCCGGTTTCCTGAAGGTCGCTCGATTTGAGGGTCAGGGTGAGATGTTTCATGATCTTGGCTCCGATGGGGCGTGTGCTTGCGTGGGCGGCAATGATCCGGCCCCGGTGCTGATTTGGGTGATGGGCACATTTTGCATCTGCATGCGGGGGACATCGCCGCCCGGAACAGGCGCGAGGTTTTCCAGCGCGCGGACCTCGTTGATGGTCATCACGCCGTTGCTCAGCATCTGCTGGTAGAAGGAGGCGCGTGCGCCGCTGTCGCCGCGCAGCAGGCCTTCGAGGTTGAACTCGATAACGATCCCGGCCTGACGGTCAGCGGGCGACAGGAGCTGTTTGGAGAGCGCCTGTTCGATGCGTTTGAGGCGTCGGCGCAGCGTGAACTTCTGGAACCCCAGTGTCTGTTGTTCGAGCCCGGTGCCCCAGCTGGTGGTTTTCTCGGTGTGGCCGACCATGAACGGCGGCACCCCGAAGAACCGGCAGACTTCCTCCACGGAGAAAGCCCGGCTCTGCAGCATCTGGGCATCTTCCGGGCTGATCGAGAGCTGGACCCAGTCCATGCCCCGATCGAGCAGCATTGGCCGCCCGGCATTGATCGCGCCTGCGAACTTCTCCTGGAGCAATTCCTCGGCCTGTTTGCGCTGATCGAGGGTCAGCGTGTCAGCGGTCTTCAAGAGCCCCGAAGGCCGCACCCCATTGCGGAAAGTATCGCCCGATGCGCGTTCGATCGCCTGTGCAAGTCCGAAGGTCTGGCGTCCGAACGAGAGTGTCGAAAGTCCGCCC